TTATAAAATTTTGTTCAGTTTATCCAGCATTTCACGCCTAGATTCAGAGTATATATGGGCGTAAGTTTTTCTTAATTCACTAACAGAGTGCCCTAATCTTTCTGCGATCAGCTGATCATCTACACCGGCACGAATCAGCAGAGTCGCATGAGAGTGCCTAAAGCCGTGAGGAGAGATAGGTGGAACACCAGCAACCTGGATATATCTCTTCAAAGCAACAGCCAGTCTGGGCGCCAGAAGTGGCTTTATATGGCCAAACACAAACCAGGAGGACGAGAACCCGTCCTTCTTTTGTTGCTCGCTATAGCGACGCCTTAAGCAATCTAGAAGGGTATCCTGTAGATCAATATATCTGTTTGAGTTTTTAGATTTAGGCGGAGTAATCTCCCACGGAGCCGATTCCGTTTTTATCGTTAATGTTTTAGAAATATGCACCCGGCCTCTGCCTAGATCGACATCCGACCATTGGAGGGCAAACATTTCAGATTTACGGACACCAGTGCCAAACATAAACATAAAGACATCACGCCAGTACTGATCATCTACGCACGATATAAAATAAGTAAAGGTTTCCTGCTCCCAGAATAACAGACTCTGATCTTTCAGATTCCGTTTATCTTTCACAACAGGCAAAGATCTGCACGGGTTGACTTCAAGATATCCAAGTCTCACGGAATAGGAAAGAATAACGGATAGAGTATCTAGAATACCGTTTAGAGTGGGGGCAGCATAAAGCTGACCGTTTGGTTTTTTCTTTTGAAGCAGACAGTTTCTCCACTGATCAAGAACGGGAGTCGTAAGCGCCGTAAGCTTCAGGCTTCCCAAATCATCTTGGATGTGATTTTTATAAGTATGTTCGTGCGTATAAAGAGTGGATCCTTTTACGGACATATTCTCTGCGTTTTTGCAGTATAACTGAAACATTTCATTTAAGGTTATAGAAGGCCGAGCGGTAGTCATTTCAAGACGGAAGGCAAACTCGGCCTCTTTTGCTTCCTTTTTTGTTTTGAAACCTCGACGACAATATCGCTGAGTTTTTCCGGTAATATCTTTACAGGAACCATAGAACATCCAGGTCCCTCTTTTTGTGTCCTTTTGCTGAGCCATAACGGATTACCTTCTTTTGTAATTTCTACGAAAAGCGACTAAAACACCTAACACTTGAACCTGATCATGAAAGTCGGCCGTCGAGAAGAGAGTCCCAATCGCATACGGACTGGCAGTACGTAAAGCAATCTGGTTCGTTTCGTTATGCGTAATGATAAAACGCAGCATGGCTTTACCTTGATACTTCACTAGCATAGGCACGCCAGCACGAATAGCACCTGTGGCGCGAATCAGGCAGACGTCGCCCTTGATAATATCCGCCTTATACATAGTTTCATCAGGCATGACATAGATATAATCCGCGGCAACATCTGTAGCCGTAGAAGTGAAGACTGACGAGCTTTTCGACTTAGATACAGACCCGTCCTCGTCGACCAGGGACAGAAAGCGGACAGGCTTTACTGCAGAATCTTCAAAGGCTTCGCTCATCAGATCAAAGGGTTTCAGGTTGAAGCGTTCTGCAATTTTTACAACCATATCTGGCCTTGGCGCTTTAGTTCCAACCTCCCAACACCGCACGGTGTTATAAGAAACACCACAATACTCGGCCAAATCTCTACGACTGACACCAGACTCTTTCATCAGCTCTGGGAGCTTGGAAGATAAGACTTCATTCAATTTATTCATAGTTAATTACACCTCCTAGGTTTATATTAATCTTTTAGGTTCAAAAAGTAAACAAAAAAAAAAACGAAATATTAACTGTAAAAGTTTGACAAAATGCATTCATAGCTGTAAACTGTAGGAAATTGGGAAGAGAGCTTTTAAGAAAGAAGGGAAAGTAGATGGGATAGAGGAACTTCAAAAGAAAATCGAATTCATGCTCCAGACTATGGACCAGGAGGGCCTTGAACAGGCCTATAAAATCCTACAAAGAATCTGGATCAGACACGGAACACAGCAATAGAACACACACGGAAGAATGCAGGACTTGGAAACAGGTTCTGCGTTTTTCTTTTTATAAAAAGACGAGTAACAACCTAAACAGGATTACTCGTCTTTCATATTTTTAATCATCCCTAGAACAATATTAAATTGATCTTCAGGAAGAGAAAAAAGCTTTTTCAACATATCAGTTTCTTCAGGCGTGCAATTTTTTTCAGCAGCCAGAGCTTCAATCAGGGCCTCTGTATCATCTATAAACATTTCACCCTTTCCTTCAGTTAACCAAAAATAGTCTACGCAATATTCTGAGCATATCAGCCTAATAGTACGATCGGACGCACCGTTCACATTTCTTTCAATATTGCTAAGCGCACCCTTAGACAGTCCCAGTTTTTCACCGAAGGCTGAACCGGAAAGACCTAAAGTTTTTCTTACTTCCTTGATTCGTTCACCTATAGTGCTCATATTTACCTCCTTTTTTTACACCTAAAGATTAACACTATCCTTCAAAAAAGTAAAGATACAAAACCATTTTATAAAAAATCATTGACAAAAGTTTTTAATCAGAACTATAATAGTGGCGTAAGGTTTTGTAACGAAACCAAGAAAGGAGAAAAAGTTTTGAAACAATTTCAATATAAGGAGACTGAAAAAAACTTTAACGAAGTTTTAGAGGCTACGAGAAGTCTTAACGAAAAGCAGAAATCATTTATTCAAGGCTACATTGCCGGAGCTAAAGACGCTCAATCAGCACCGGCAGCCAAGGAACCTAAGAAACAGGAGGATGTGAAGTAGATGCCTATCGAAGTTGAAGAATTGGTTAACAAAATCTTAAAAGGGCTAGAGGAATCTGGAAAAAGATACGATTTAATACTTCCCAATTTGTACACACTGGAAGAACAAAAGAAATAAGAGGAGGTGAACAAATGAAAAAGCTTGAATCTTTTGAAATCCTAGATGGCGGTAAAGGAATCAAGATCAACGACTTAGACCTCAGCGATTATCCGATCACAAGACTCAGAACAGAAGCAACGCCTGGATATCTAGAAATGCATATACATCTCAAATTCAGACTAGGTGCAGCCGATCCTTGGATGTTTGACTCGGTTCTAGAAAAAGATCAAAAGGAAATCGAAAAAGAATATGAGAGGGAAAACCCGTACAGGATTGAAGAATCAGAAGAAAAGAAAAAAGGGACTAAGCCCTTCTTCAAGAAAAAGTAATTAAGGAAGCTTACTAGAAAAATACTGAATCAACAGATCACGAACAAAACGCTTTGTGGCGTAAAGAAATTTCTTAAGACCGGAAGTATTCAATTCTTTTAAGTAAGCAGAACCCGCAGGAGTAAGGAAAGAAGCTATGTAATCAGTAGAAGCAAGATATTTATTCACTTCACCACTAATATAGCCACGACGAAACAATTCCTTCAAATGATTTCTGACATCATACGAAGAAAAGCCGTCGAAAGTTAACTCCGACAGATTCACAGGTTCAGGACTTGCTTCCACTGCAGATAGAAGCAACCGAACTAAATCCTGATTTAACTTCAAACGATTAACCTCCTTTCATAGGAGATTGTAACACGAAAGGAAGAAAGAGAAATGGAACACAAATCAACAGGCGCAGAGCTTCCAGACTTTGCGGAAGGTATCAACCTTCACGGAGAAAGACTAAGACTGGAAGCATTCTATGCAGAACAAAAAAGAATCAGAAAACAAAAATTCAGATCTGGACTGGTAACAGCCCTAAACATGGCGCTCATAATCCTGATCATTACGCTAAGCGTAGCAATTTGGATCATGATCTATCAAATGCTTTATTAAAGGAGGTGGTGAGTTTTGCAAGTAGAAAACCTAGCAGCCTACAGATACGAAATGCTAGAAAAGGGTTATATGAACAAATCTGAGCTATCGAAGTTTATAGGTTGCGGAAGGGGTAAAGGAAGCAAGATCTTCCAGAAAATCATGGAAGACATAAAAAAAGAGGGTCTAGAAAATATCGACAGCAACGTAATTCTAACCAAGCGCGCTGTTCAGTATCTAGGCCTCACACAAAAGAATATCGTAGAATCCTACGAGCGTTCTATAAAAAAAGGCTAGAAGACCTCGTTCGAAAACGAATAAGGCTCTAGCAATAGAACACGCTTATATTATACAGCACGTGTTCAAAAATACAAGGAGGAAAAAGAAAGAATGACAATAGATGAATTGATTGCCCGCGCAAAAGAAGCATCTAAAAATCAGTGCATGAGTGATCTTTGTAGAGAAAACTTTAAGCAACTTGCAGAATGGCTAGAGGAATTGAAGCAATATAGAGAACAGTATAAAGAACAGAATCAGGAAACTAATCTAGATCATTTCCAACAAGAAATTCTAGAAAAAGGCCTGTGGAATTTAGCGGTAGTCAAAGGAAGACCTGAACGATGTGATCATATTAAATGCATTGACTGCGAACTTAGCAAAGATCGATCAAGAGGATGCCATGAAAAGGTAATGGATTGGCTAAAGCAGCCCCGTAAAGCCCCCGCAAATAAGTTAACTCGATTTGAATATGATTTATTACAAAGCTTTTTAAAAGGCCACCCATTCAGATACCAGTTCAAAAATATAAATGCTTTAACCGAGATGAAAGAAAAAGGATATTTCAAAGGCGTTGATATGGATGCAACGCTTGAAGATATCCTAGCAGATTGTGAAATAACAGAGGAGGAATAAACATGATCAAAATTGAAAAAGAAAAACCAGCAAAGGAAGAATTAAAGCTTTTCTCAGTAGAAATCGTACTGACACCAGACACTGAAGACCACATGCAAATGGAATCAAGAATTCAGGGACACAAATCAGAAATGAAAGCTTTTCTTGAGACATTGGATGTCAATCCAGAGGAATACAGAAATATCACGACACACGCCGCAATGGCTATGCTTAGAGATTTTATACAGCAGGTTGTGAACCTAAGCGAAAGCCTAGAAGGCGCAGAAATGGAAGAAACGGAGGACTAGAAAATGTATTATCAATTAACATTGCAATTCGCAACAAGCGAAATCGACGACGCTAAAAAAGTGTTGGAACTAGCCAAAGAACTAGACCTAAAGCGCGCAGGATTAGAGGAAAAATTGCCTGAGCCCGAAACATTCCCATGGGAAGAAGATGCACCAACAAAGGAAACGCCAACTCGTAAAGAAAAGGAAAATGAGACTAAGATTCCAATGGCCAAAGATTGGACGACTCAAGACGAGCCTGCTCATGAGACTGTAAAGCCAACGCCAGCACCAGCACCAGCACCAGCACAAGCGCAGGCACCAGAACCAGAAAAAGTAAGAGAGATTACATTGAAAGATTTACAGAGCGCCGGCGTTGCATTTGCCAAAGAAAAAGGCATGGCCGTCCTAAAAGTGTTCCTAACTCAGATGGGCGCTAGCAAGATCAGCGACATCCCTAAAGAGAAATATCAGGAAGCCTGGGAGGCACTACATGCCTAGTCAACACGCTATCCTTTCTGCAAGTGGTTCCGACAGATGGCTCCACTGCCACCCTTCCGCAAGACTGGAGGAACTATTCGAAGAAAAGCCAAGCGTCTACGCAGCAGAGGGAACCGAGGCCCACAGTGTAGCAGAACAGAAACTCCGTAACTGGCTCGAGGGACACCCTCGAAAAAAAGTAAAAGCTGCTAATGGAGAAATGGACGAGGCTACAAACGTTTACAAAAATTACGTCATTGAGGTGTACAACAAAGAGAAAAAGAAAAGCGATATCGCGGATCTTTTTATCGAGGTACAAGTTGATTTGACTCCATGGATTCCGGAAGGATTCGGAACAAGCGATGCTGTAATCGTAAGCAATCATACGCTCCACGTTATCGACCTTAAATATGGAAAGGGTGTCAAGGTAAGCGCTCCGCATAATCCGCAGCTTACCATTTACGCAGCGGGAGTTATGGCCTTATACGACTGCCTATATGATTTTGAAAAAGTTCAGCTTCATATCGTACAGCCTAGACGAGATCACATCAGCACCTGGGAATTTACTACCGAAGAACTGGCGGACTGGATGGAGAATGTAGTTAAACCAGCTGCAAAAGAAGCCTGGAACGGAGACGGAGAACAGCAAGCCGGAGATTGGTGCAAGTTCTGCAAGGCAAAGGCACAATGCGCAGCACACGTCGCAAAAATGAAAGCAATCAATGAAAGATATCAGCGCATGTGTGGGATGCTTTTAACAGATCAACAAATCGCGGAGCTTTTGCCAGAACTACCTGGAATTATTGACTGGGCAAAAGAGGTACAAGAGTTCGCACTGGATCAGGCATTAAGAGGAACAAAATACGAAGGGTACAAAGTTGTAGAAGGGGTAAGCAGCCGAAAGATTACAAATGAATCAAAGGCTTCAAAAGCGCTACAAAATGCGGGCTTTGAATACGATCAGATTATGACGAAGCCAAAACCAAAGCTTCAGGCTATCACGGCTCTAGAAAAGTTAGTCGGAAAGAATGAACTTGTAGAAATCATAGGCGAGTATATCGAGAAGCCACAAGGAAAACCAGCACTAGTGCCAGTAAGCGACAAACGCCCAGAGTTTGGAAGTGTAGCAAATGACTTTAAAGATGGCATTGATTAGAAAGATAAAAAGACTGATAGGAATCCAGTCGCCATCAGAACACATGTGGGAATTTAAGCCCAAGGGATTAAAAGATGATTTCAAAAGAGGATATCAACAAGCTCGAAGAGAAAATGGTCCGCATCCGAGCCGAGATTCGAAACAGTAAACCAGGACCACACAGAAACGATCTAAAAAGACAGTTAAAGAATTTAATGAGAAAAAGAGTTCAATTAGGAGGTAAATAACATGTCTACAGTTAAAACAAAATTAGTAAGATTCGTATACTGCCACTTGGCAGAACCATACGCATTTGCGGAAGGAATGGAAGCCAAATATAGCGTGAACGTATTAATTGACAAGGACGACAAAGAAACACTTAACCGAATCGTTAATGGATACCAGGAAGCCGTTCAAAATGGAGTAGAACACTATGGCGCTTCTTTCAAAGCAAAAGCTACACCGCTAAAAAGAGAACCAGGAAGCACACGCGGCTTATTGGTTGACTGCGACGCGGATGAAAGATACAGCGCTCCAGAGTTCAAGAATAAATATATGCTAGCGATAAAGAGTATCAATCCTGTATCAGTTGGATACCGCAAGAACGGAGTGACATACGCATACAGCGACAAGAACGCAATTCTGGAAGATGTATATAGCGGATGCTATGGAGCTGTAAGCTTCAACTTCTACTCATTCAACAAAGTCGGAACAGGAATCGCTGCAGGGCTTAACAGCGTTTTAAAAGTAAAAGACGGAGAGCCATTATGCGGACACCCAAGTGTAACCGCAGACTTTGGAGACGCTTCTGAATTTGACGATGAAGCCGGAAGCGACGATCTAAGTGCCTTATTGTAAAAAGCCCATACTGCATATCGACCTGGAGACCTACTCCAGCGTCGACCTTGCAGCCTGCGGGGTTTATAAATACGCAGAGAGTTTAGATTTCAAAATACTTCTATTCGGATACGCCTGGGGCAATGCTCCAGTAGAAGTTTTAAATTTAATGGAAGAAGATCTGCCTTTTTCTTTAGTATCCGCACTAGCGGATGAAAATATCACGAAGGTGGCACACAACGCAAACTTTGAACGAGTATGCCTAACAAGATACGTCAAGGATTACGCGAAACGATATATTCTAGGAGACACTGTAAAAAAGAAACTAACAGAGGATGGATTCCTTCCACCAGAGCAATGGAAAGATACCATGATCATGGCAGCTGAGAACGGATACCCTTCCAGTTTAGGACAACTAGGACCTGCATTAGGAATTGAAGAAGACAAAGTGAAGCTGGCTACAGGTAAAAGACTGATCCAGTATTTCTGCAAGCCTTGCAAACCTACAAAAGCTAACGGCGGAAGATGGAAGAACCTACCGGAACATGATCCAGAGAAATGGAATCTTTTCATAGAATACAACCAAAGAGACGTGGAGTCCGAACAAGCCATTTATAACAAGCTAAATAACTTGATACCTGTATCTGATCAGGAATGGGAAAACTGGCACAGAGACCAGAGGATAAACGACAGAGGAATACACGTAGATACGCAGATCATTAAAAACGTCCAGTCCTACAGCTTAGAACACAGCATGGATCTTCTGGATGCAGCAAGATACATCACAGGCCTAGAAAATCCGCAAAGCGTAGCACAGCTAAAAAAGTGGATCCTTGACCAGGAAGGACGTGACGTCGAAAGCTTGAACAAGGAAGCCGTAAAGGACCTTCTAAAAGGCACGCTAAAGCCAGAAACAAGAAGAGCGCTAGAGATACGCCAGGAGCTCAGGAAGACAAGCGTCAAGAAATATGACGCCTTCCAGAGAGCGTGCGGAGAAGATGACCGCATCCGAGGAACCTTCCAATTTTTTGGAGGCAGAACAGGACGCTGGGCAGGTCGGCTGATCCAACCGCAAAACTTCCCACGGCCAAGCTTTGACGAGGTAGACGAACTAAGAACACTCGTGAAGGAAGGCAACTTCGAACTTTTAGAATTGATATACTCAAGCATGAATGATGTATTCGCTACGATTCTAAGAACCGTGATCACACCACCCGAAGGAAAGTCCTTCATAGTAGCCGACTACTCAGCCATAGAGGCTCGAGTGATTGCCTGGCTAACAAGAACGACATGGCGCCAGGAAGTATTCAAAAATGGCGGAGACATCTACTGTGCATCAGCTAGCCAGATGTTCGGAGTTCCGGTTGAGAAACACGGAATCAACGGGCACTTGAGGCAAAAAGGGAAGATTGCCGAACTTGCCCTCGGATACGGAGGCGGAACGGCAGCACTGGAAGCCTTCGGAGCTAGTAAGATGGGGCTAAGCACAGAACAGCAGCAAGAGATTGTGACGAAATGGAGACAAGCCTCGCCACGTATCAAGGACTTCTGGTACTTACTAGGCAGAGCCTTCGAGGATGCGATTACAGACGACAAAATCACGAACCTAGACCGAAATATGATGGTTTTCAAGGGCGGCAGTAACGTCTATATATCTTTACCCAACAGACGCATTTTAGGTTACGTTACACCACGAATCAAGGATGGCCAGGTATCTTTTTTAGGATTGAATCAGACAACCCGAAAGTGGGAATGGACCAACACATGGGGTGGAAAGCTAACAGAGAACGTGGTTCAGGCTATCGCTCGGGACTGCCTATGCGAAACGCTAAAAGGCTGCGACGAGATCGGAGCTAAAACAATCATGCACGTTCATGATGAAGTGATCTGCGAAGTGCCGACGGAAGAAAAAGAAACAAAATTCAAACAACTGCTAGACGTAATGGCTAAGCCGATCAGCTGGGCGCCAGACTTAGTTCTAGTAGGAGATGGCTTTATATCTGAATACTATAAAAAGGACTAAAGACATGAAAAGAGATAAACAAGATTTAATTATAGCCTTGATCTATATCACCGCAGCACTGATCATTCTAAGCATTTTGAAAGAAGTGTTCGGTTTAGATATAGCACAAGCACCAAGGCTAGGAGGATAGAACATGAGTATTAAATGGACACAGCAGGAGGACAATCTTCTAAAGCAGCTAGACGCCTTGGGCTATAGCAGCTCAAAGATTTATAAAGAATACGGATCAATATTAAAGAACCGAAGTCAAAACGCTATAGCTCTTCGTCTAAGCTATCTACGCAAACCACCTGAAGAAAGACGAAAGGAAGATATGGCAAGCTTTGACAATGCGGACATGCTAGAAAAAGCGATCAACCAGGCCGCAGACCGTATCTGCAACCGCCTGGACAATATCGCAAACGATCTAGCCGTAATCTGCAGAGATATGGAAAGCAATGCAGTGGGAGCCGGCAAGCATGCTGCGCACACTATAAAGCTTCTAGAAGAAATCAAGGCCAATGGAACACTCCAGCAAGGAACACAGCAAAGTATCAAGCACGAGCTTCAAAAAGTGGCTTATAGGAGAAGCAAGAATGGGTAAGCACACCAAACCCAGGAAAAATCAAAGAATCTTCTACATTCTGGACAAGGACTGTGAAACAGTGCTGAAAACACTGACAGCTTCACAACTTGCCGAGCTTCTAGGAATCAAGAGAGAACATCTAGATATTTATCTGGTAACGAATCCCACTTTTAGGGGCTGTCCTATAGCGGAAGAATAGACAGGAGGCCGAAGGATGTATGCATTAGCAACCTGCACCAGCAGAAAACAAAAAATATATTACAACCAAGAAATGTCATGGGATGAATTCACAAAAAAACTAAAAGAGACGACCCGGACAAAAGAAACAGTCGGGGCCTATAGAAACATGACGAAGGACCAGCAGTCTAATATCAAGGATGTCGGTGGATTCGTAGCCGGAGAACTAAAAGACGGCAGACGAAACAACCAAAGCGTTCTATCACGTAGCATGATAACACTGGATGCTGACTTCGCAGACAAAGACTTTTTAGACTTGATCCGAATAACGTGCGACTTTTGCAGCGTGATCTACTCAACGCATAAGCACACACCGGAAAAGCCAAAATATAGATGGATCATTCCATTACAAAGAGGGGTGTCACCGGAAGAGTACGAGGCAATCGCTCGAAGGATTGCAAGTACTATCGGAATGGAATACTTCGACGACACGACCTACCAGCCAGCACGAATGATGTTCTGGCCTAGCACCAGCAAGGACGGGGAATACATCTGTGAAGAACTAGGAGACAGAAACGCAGACCTGAACCCAGATGACATCCTGGCGCAGTACAGAGACTGGCATGACATCAGCTACTGGCCTCGCTCTAACAGAGAGACAGAACTGCATCATAGCGACATAAGACACCAGGAGGACCCTTTATCTAAGTCCGGATGGATTGGCGCATTCTGTAGAGCCTACACGATTCAAGAAGCGATTGAGACGTTTATTCCAGAGGAATACACGCCGACAGAGGACCCGAACCGCTGGACCTACGCGAACGGATCAACAGCCGGAGGCCTAGTTATATATGACGATAAGTACGCCTACAGCAACCACAACACAGACCCGACAGGGCAGCAACTATGCAACGCCTATGACCTTGTAAGGATACACAAGTGGCCAGACGATCCAGCAAGCACAGAACACATGCTCGAACTAATGGAACACGACGAGGGCACCAGGAAGCAGCTTATAGATGACAAGAAAGAACAGATTCACGAGGACTGGGACGACTTCAAGGATGACAGTGCGAGGGGTTCGCAAGGGGTAGAAGACAGTAAAGAAGAAGTAGACGAGGACTGGCTGGATGCCATGGACATGGACAAGAAGGGAAACTTCAAGCCAACTACAGACAACATAGTCCGCATACTTTTAAATGATCCAAAACTTAAAAACGGAGTTGGAGGCAATGATCTATTCGCACAGAAACCTGTCAAAAAAGGAAACCTGCCATGGTGGACCTACAACCCAAGTGATCCAACCTGGACGGATACGGACGACGCAAGCTTCAGATACTATCTAGAAAAGAAATACAACATTGTAGCCAAAGGAAAAGTGGATGACGCTATAGCCTACGTCCAGGAGAGAAACAGCTTTCACCCAGTACGTGACTATCTAGACACACTAGAGTGGGACGGTATACCAAGACTAGACACGCTATTTATAGATTATCTAGGAAGCGAGGACTCGGAGTACAGCAGAGCGGTCGCAAGGAAAGCTTTTACCGCAGCCGTGGCCAGAATCTACACACCAGGATGCAAAATGGACTATATGCCGGTACTCGTAGGACACCAAGGAATCGGAAAGAGCCACATGCTAAGCATCATGGGCGGAGATTGGTTCTCAGATTCAATCACAACAATTTCAGGCAAAGAGGGTTACGAAGCCCTGCATGGATCATGGGTTATTGAATGGTCCGAATTATCTGCAGCCAGAAAAGCAGATATCGAGTCCATGAAGCAGTTTATAAGTAAGAAGGACGACCGATACAGAAAAGCCTACGCAAGACGAGTTACAGACAATCCAAGGCAATGTGTATTCTTTGGAACCACGAATGATGATGAGTTTTTGAGAGACTACACAGGAAACCGAAGATTCTGGCCGATCAACACGGACATATCAAAGGCAAAAAAGATTGTGTTTGATGATCTGCCAAAAGAACGAGACCAGATCTGGGCTGAAGCTAAGCAGAGATTCAAGGAAGGAGAAAAGCTATATCTTCAGGGTGAAGCTTTGACCGGAGCCGAACAGATGCAAAAAGAGCACACGTTTACCAGTGTCCGAGAAGACATGGTCCGCGATTATCTAGACAGAAAGCTACCAGAGGGATGGAAAGATATGGATTTATACGCCAGAACACAATGGCTGGAAGACCCGAAAAACGAGGGAACAGAGGAACGAGGACAAGTATGCCTGCTAGAGGTATGGTGCGAAGTTTTGAATGGACCAAAGAACAAATTTACACCCGCGGACCAAAGAGAACTCAAGGCGATCATGGAAAGTTTAGGGTGGATCAGGGCAAAAAACCCGTTGAGATTCGGTGGGATTTACGGACGCCAGAAGGCCTATATTAGGCCAAAAGAGGCGCACAAGTACAGCCAGTAACCTGACAACGCTGACAACGCACTCAGAAAATCAAGGTGGCAACGGCGGCAACGGACTGGCAACGGTTAAAATGATAGAGCGTTGCCGGGCTAAGACCGCATAAAATAAGGAGCTAAGCTACTTCTGACAACGCTGACAACTATAAATTATCTAACTTAATGAATATATAATATATAGCGTAATACAGTACATGTGTACGTATATGCGCGCGAGAAAATATAGTATATATATAAAGTTTTAGAAGCGTTGCCTTTGATACCGGGTTGCCACCCCTAAAAAATCAACTAGAAAAGGAGACACAGAAATGACAGTAAAAGTAAACGACAGCAAAAGATTTCATTTTTTGATGCATGAATTAGATGCAAGAGTCAACGACGAAACAATGGACCGATACGGGATCCAAAATCAGAGCCTGGTCGCTATGGAAGAACTATCAGAACTTCAAAAGGCTGTATCTAAACTGGTACGCTATCCAGAAGAAAGAACAAAGCCTTTTGATTTCAAAGGACTGAGAAATAATCTAATCGAAGAAATGGCGGATGTATTGATTTGTATGGATCAGCTTATCGAGTATTATCAAATCGAAAAATCTGAGATTCAAGAATTTATTCAAGCAAAACAAGCAAGACAAGCTAAAAGGCTAGAGGAGGACTAAAGCATGAAAGAAAATAGAATGTATATCAAGTGCGACCGATGCGGAAAAGAAACATCAGTCGGGATCGAAAAGAGCAAGATCGAAAACGGAAAGACAATCGAAACCTGGAAAGGACTTCCAGATGGATGGATCACAACAATTGACAATAAAGATTTGTGTCCAGAATGCGCCGAGCGGTACCGCGAACTTCAAAAGAAGTTCTTCCAGAAATGATAGAAAATCAAGTAGAAAATTACCTGATCAAAAAGGTATCAGCACTAGGCGGTAAAGCCTGGAAGTTTGTAAGCCCAGGAAACGCAGGCGTGCCCGATAGACTGATCACCTATAATTCAAAGGCTTTCTTTGTAGAAGTAAAAAGGCCAGGCGGCAAGCCTAGAGCCCTACAGAAAGCCACAGTAGCCCAAATACGGGCAACAGGTATGAAAGTATACTGCATCAGCACAAAAGCCCAGGTGGACGAATTAACAAATCTGATGCGGTCTGGAATCATACCGGAGGAGCGACACTTTGACAGAATTTAAACCTCATGACTATCAAAAGAAGGCTATCAACTTCGGACTGGATCATAAGAAGTGCGGCCTTCTTCTCCCTATGGGAGTCGGAAAGACCGTAACCACGCTAACGATCATCAGCCTTCTAAAACTAATCGACACAGAAAAAGTTCTGATCATAGGCCCTGTACGCGTAATAAAAAGCACGTGGCCGGAAGAAATAGAAAAGTGGATTCACACTAAGGACTTGAGCTATTCAATCATAGCGGGCACTCCAAAGCAGCGAGAGAAGGCACTGCAAAAAAAGGCAGACATTTACCTCATAGGTAAAGAGAACGTTACCTGGCTAGTAGACAACAAATACTTTGACTTCGACATGGTAGTGATTGATGAATTATCAACTTTCAAGAATCCAAAAAGCCAGAGGTTCAGAGCCCTAAGAAAAGTTATGCCGCTAGCTGACAGATTTATAGGCCTAACCGGAACACCAGCGCCGAAAGGAATCCCGGACCTTTGGAGCCAGATATATCTAATCGACCAGGGAGAAAGATTAGGTCGAACACTAACTCAGTTTCGAGAAAAATATCTAACGCCAGGAAGAAGAAATGGAATGATCGTATACGAGTGGAAGCCACAACAGGATGCCGAGGAAAGAATTTACAAGAAAATAGGTGACGTATGCATGAGTCTGGATCAGGCAGACTGTGCCAAACTTCCACCAGTTTTGTACTTGAAAAAATCAATCGAACTACCACAAAAAGCAATGACAGAATACCACGCTTTCAAACGTGAGAAGGTTCTGGAACTTGATAACAACGAATCACTGCTAGCAGCCAACGCTGGAGTGCTATGCGGTCAGCTGCTACAAATGACATCAGGAGAAATCTATAAACGTGATCAGCTAGGAAACAAGCTCGAAGAAGTAGCAACCATTCACGCGGCTAAACTTGAGGCACTAGACGACTTGATCGAATCAGCGAACCAGAATCCTGTGATGGTGTTTTACTACTTCAAACACGAGCTGAAACGAATCAAGGAACATCTGAAGAAACAGAAACTGGAAGTCCGCAGCCTTGAGAACGAGGATGACGTTCGAGACTGGAACGACGGAAAGATAGACGTGCTGCTTTTGCATCCAGCAAGCGCAGGACATGGGCTTAACCTTCAACGTGGTGGACATATCGCAATCTGGTACACACTTCCAAACTGGAACCTTGAACTGTATCAGCAGGCAAATGCCCGAATCTACAGACAAGGACAGAAACAAAACGTGACAATTTATCAGATCGTAGCTAGAGGCACAGTAGACGAGGACATGCTGAATGCACTAGAACACAAGAACATAACACAAAAGGCTTTGATTGAAGCTCTAAGGAGGTAAAACATGACTTATGATGAATTAATTCCAGAACTAAAAACGGTGCGCTACTGCTGCCACCGTTTGATTGAATTGAATCAGGAATTGGAAGTACTAAACCACCAGACAACAGGCCTTGCAAAGTCTGGCGGAATCGAACTAACCGCAGAACAGAAAAGAAGTAAGTGGCCTATGCCGACATATCAGCATCAGTACCACAGCCCGCTCGGGTTATTTGAAGAGATATCAGCCAAAGAACAAGAACTGCATCACTTCCAGAAAAGACTGATGGACCTAAGATGGACAGAACTTCTCGATTTGCAAGACCAGAACATTCTATGGGATCTGTACATTCATAGAATCAAGGCTGTTGACGTTGCGGAGAAATATGGATACTCAAGACAAGGAATGTACAAACACTTAATGGCAGAGGTAAAAAATCTGACAAAAGATTGAAGAGTTTACACTGTAAACCGCTTTCGGGTGGTATATTAGTACTTGTAAAAGAGGACCGATAGAAAAAGGCCCTCTTTTCTTTTACCCGGAGCGTCCTCCTTTATAAAAAACGAGTGCTTTCCAGACAACGTCAAACGTCAAACATCAGCTACGACAAATCATGGACATTAATTTTATTTTCTTTTCAGCGCTCCGGGTAATCATAGACAACAAAGAAGCAGACACAGCTTCTTTTTTAATACAACAGAGGTGAACACACATGAACATTACAGACATAAGAACATGCGACCTGAAGCCTTACGAGAACAACCCACGACTCAACGAAGATGCCGTCGATTTAGTCGCAGCATCTATAGACGAGTTCGGATTCAAGCAACCGAACTGGAGAAAACGTGCTGGACCTATTCGGAGGTTCAGGCTCCACGCTTATGGCTTGCGAACAGCTAGGACGGAGGTGCTTCATGATGGAGTATGATCCACACTATGCCGATGTAATTATCAAGCGCTGGGAAGATTACACCGGAGAACAGGCGGAGCTGATATCAGATGCCGGCTAAGGGATTGGCTGGACGTACAAAGTCCGAAGCGGCAAGACAGCGCAAAGACCCAATGCAAAACCTGAAGCCGTTCACGAAAGAGAACGCAGCAGAGATGGGACGCAAAGGCGGAGCCGCAAGCCAGAAAGTCCAGAAAAAGAAAAAGAAGCTAAAACAATGCCTGGCCGCAATCCTAGAATTGGAGCCAAGCGAAAGAAACAAGGAGAAGCTGATCGACATGGGATTAGAAGATGACGAGCTCAGCAATCAAATGCTTTTAGCCGCAACCATGTTCAACAAAGCCACACGCGGAGACGTACGGGCTGCAGAATTCATTCGAGACCTTACAGGACAGCAACCTGTCACAAGCCTAGACAGAGCCAGAACGAAGCTGATGAACGCACAGGCCGAACAGATCAAGAGACAAGGCGATCCTTCTAAAGAGATTACAAAACTGGATCTTTTATTGAAAGCTATGGACACCGTAGCCGGAGACGATAGTGGAACTAACTGAGAAACAGAAAGAGTTCTGGAATCATAAACCAAGCCGCTGGAACATAAAAGAAGGGGCTACACGTAGCGGAAAGACATGGCTGGACTATTACATCATCCCAAAACGGATTCGAGCTATAGAGGGCCTTCCAGGCCACGTGCTCCTCATAGGAAACACAAAGTCGACACTTGAAAGAAACGTTCTAGAACCCATGCGAGAACTATACGGCCCAGAGTTGGTTGGAAGAGTAAGACCAGACAACACGGTGCGACTATTCGGTCGTAACTGCTATGCGATAGGCGCAGACAAAGAAAGCCAGGTTACAAAGATTCAAGGGGCCTCAGTAGCGTACTGCTATGGGGACGAAGTTGTAACATGGAATAAGAAAGTATTTGACATGCTAAAGTCCCGTCTAGATAAACCGTATAGCTGCTTTGATGGAACCTGCAACCCGGACAATAAGAACCATTGGTTTTTAAAGTTTCTAGAATCAGGAGCCGACATCTTCCGACAGAAATACACGATTGAAGACAACCCGTTTCTGCCGCAGGAATTCGTGGAAAACTTGAAACTCGAATATCGAGGGACGGTCCTATACAACAGATACATACTAGGAGAATGGTGCAATGCGGAAGGGCTACTCTTTCCACAGTTTGCCGATAATCCAGACGAGTGGGAAGTCAAAGGAGAACTCCCACTTTTTAACATGATCAATATAGGCCTGGACATAGGTGGAACACGTTCACACAGTAGCCTGATTGTAACGGGAATCACGGCAGACCTTTCTGAGATTGTAACCTTTGCAGAACGTAAAGTCGTACACGCTAAAGGAACTATAGATGCCGAAAGACTTTGCACAGAGACAGTCGACCTGATCAGAGCTTTATGGATTCAAGGCTTCGTGGTATCAAACGTTTTTGTAGATAACGCGGAACAAGTCATTTTGAACAGTATACGAGTAGCCGTACAAAGGGCAGGCTTTCCAACCAACGTGATGGATTGCCGCAAGATAGACGGAAAGACAAGGATTCTGACCTACAACATGATGCTGAACCGACACAAGATGAAGTTCCAGGCAGTACCTATGGTGGTCGAAAGTTTGAGCACAGCCTTATACGATACAAAATCGAAGGAAGATAAGATTCTCGATGACTTTACAACCGACGTCGATACATTCGACGCCCATTTTTACAGCTGGTCGACATTTATGGACCTGATCACAGGAAGGAGTACTTAAATGAAAATTTTATTCACGATACTAAAGGACTTAGGATATCCTGTGAGCCAGGAAGTCCAAGACTACTACAACAAGATCCAATTCTGGAACGATTGGTGGAAAGGCTACGTTCGAGATTTTCATAAATACAAGATCAAGAATAACGAAGGAAACTCAAGAGAAGTCAAAAGAAAACAGATGCGCATGGCCAAGAAGGTCTGCGAAGACTGGGCCGATTTACTTCTAAACGATAAGACTCGAATTCTTGTAGAGTGTGATGACCACGGAACGAGCATCACGCAAGAATTTTTGACCGGAGACAAAGAGGACCAGAACGGCGGAGTTTTAGGAAACAGCAAGTTCTGGAAGCTAGGAAACAAAGCGGTCGAAAGAGAATTCGCACAAGGGACCGTGTGCTTCTATCTGCAGCTTGTAAATCCAACAGTAAACAAAGGACAGCTGAGTGCCCAGAGCGTACAAATCAAAACTATCAAGGACGCGCAGAAAATCGTGCCATTGACCTATGACGAGGAAGATATCTCAGAAATTGCACTGGCTAGCGAGTACACACAAAACGGAGAGCGTTTCATGTACATCCAGGTCTTCAAGCAAGAGCAAGAAGGCTACCAAATCTACAACCATTACTTCAAAATCAGCAATGTGGCAGGAGACTCTGTAGGCTATGAAAGAGTATCAGCACCACACGGCGAAGCAATCAGTTACAAGCTACCTTGTAAGCCTTTTGTGATCCTAAAGCCAAATATAGAAAACAACATAGCAGACGTACCATTAGGGATGTCGATCTACGCAAACGCAATCGACATGCTAGAAAGCTGCGACTTGGCATACGACAATCTATTCATGGATACTTTGCTAGGAAAGAAAAAGGTTTTCATGGATCAGGCATTATTCAGCATGCAGCCAACAGCCTACGCGCTAAACGATAAAGGCGAACGAGTACCAGTAAGGCAAGAACCAGACGTCGGTGCAACTTTGGAGAAATCTCTATACGTAAGTACGGGAACACAAGTAAGTCCAGACAAACCTCGACTTTTTGAGGAATACAATCCAAGCCTTCGAGTTGACGAGAACAAAGAGAATGTTCAATTCAATCTAAATCTTTTATCAAGTAAATGCGGACTTGGGCAAAACAGATATCAGTTCAGCATCCAGAACATGACCACAGCAACGCAGGTTCGTGCAAGCAATAAAGAGCTAACAGAAAGCGTCTGGAAGCAACGTATCGCAATCCAGGACGCCCTTACAGAGCTAACGAGATCGATTATCATCCTAGGCAAAGAGAAGTGCCACATATCAGGACTTGATCCAGACGTTCGCATCACTATTCAATTTGACGACACTATGTTTTCAGACGAGGAAGCAGAACGCCTAAGAATGCTTCAGGAAATCTCGGCAGGCATCCTACAGAAATGGGAATATCGCGTCCGATACTACGGAGAGGACGAACAGACCGCACGCGAGATGACCGGAGAAACAGAGAACCCGGCAGACAGAATTCAAAGTATGTTCTTCCCGCAAGAAGGAACACAAATCGAAGAGGGGCCAGAGGGTGAGGCCTAATGCTAGAACCGAACTACCTGCAAAACGTAGGTGATGACTTAGAAAAGCTGTATCAGGAACTGGTCACAGAAATACTGGTGGACATAGCGGAGCGGATCAAGACAAATCAGGACGCTATGACAAGCACAGCGGAGTATTTAAACAACAAGCTAAAACAACTCGGTTTGCAGCAAGACTGGATTAACAAAAGACTAGCTGAGATACTTCACACTTCCGAAGAAGAAGTCGACCGGATCATGCAACAAAGCGCTTATAAAAGTATCCGCGACACATTCGACAGACTAGAGGCTGGAGGATACGACACAAGCGGCTTAGAATTTTCGGATCAGATCAAAAAAGGAACATCAGCACTGTGGGGAGACATCCAGAACCTTACAAGGACCACAGCTCAACTGGCTAGCGACACGTTTATGAGATACTACGACATGGCTTATCTTCAGGTATCAAGCGGAGCTTACTCACTAGATCAAGCAACTGCAAACACAATAGACAAGCTATGCAGAGAAGGCCTAACAAAAGTATCCTACCCAAGCGGTGCTCAACGATCAATCGAGGCGGCCGTTCGATTGGCAGTACGAACCGCAGTTAACCAGAACGCCCTGGCTTGCGAGAAATCGGTCATTGATGAGCTAGATATAAATCTAGTGCAGACAAGTGCTCACATGGGAGCCAGACCAAGCCACGCAGCCTGGCAAGGAAAAGTGTTCTGGGTAAACTATCCGGAAGGAAATTACGAGAACTTTTATGAAGCCACAGGATATGGAACAGGCGCAGGACTTGGCGGATGGAACTGCAGGCATTCATTTACCGCATACTTTCCAGGAATAAGCGAGGATTACAACAAGCCTGTAAACCCTAAAGAAAATGACAGAATATACCAGATGGAGCAAAAGCAAAGGTCCTACGAAAGAAACATGAGAAAGTGGGACAGAGAGCGCCGTGTGAAAGCCGCAGCAGGGCTAGATACGACGAAAGAGGATTACTGGTATAAATACAACAAGATGAGACTAAAGGAGCTTGTGGACGCTTCTAAGGGCCAATTAAAGAGAGACTATTCAGCCGAGAAGATAGGCGGGACAAAGGGCAGACCTTACAAGCCTGTAAGAATACCGAAGAAACGATTGGATTATAAGCCTCCACAAGAAGCAGAAAAAGGAAAGTCGAAAAGGAACAAGGACCGCGTTAACTGGGAGATTGTAAATTCACCAGAATATAAAAAGAAATTCAGTTCGATAACAAATAATGAACAAACCAATAGCACTCTATACAAAAAGGCTATAGACATTCTAAAAGATAAGTCCGGAACAGAATACGAAACGCTTCACTTAATAGATTTAGATACCGGAAAAGTGGTAGCTACATCAGCACACACCAAAGAGCCACAGACAGTGAGAGCTAATAAAGAAGTACTGAAAGCCGTTCGAAATGCTAAGCCTAGGACTTTGGTGGGCATACATAACCACCCTAATTCGCTACCACCTAGCGGTTCAGACTTTTCAACAGCAAAAAATCGAGAATACTACGTCGGTGTGGTAGCATGCCATAATGGCGATGTATGGGTATATAAAGCTCGAAAGCCTGTAACTTCATATATCTTTGATATGAAGGTTGCGAATTATAAAAATGAAGGGTATACTGACCTTGAAGCGTACGAAAAAGCTATGAAAAAAATAGGAAAAGATTATGGCTTGGAATGGAGAAAGCTATGACACAAGATAGAATACAAGAAATTTATAAAAGCTTAGAACCATGGAAAGACTTTGACGGAGTGCCCCCAGTACTTCTTGATTTGTCAAAAGAGGAATTGGATGAACTGATTAAGCTAGAAGAACAGAAATTAAAAAATTTGAAAGACTAGAACACAACTAAATAAGGACAAGAACCGTGCTAGGAATGGCGCGGTTTTTATTATGCCCTAAGCACGGCATATAAAAGGCTTGAATACCCCTCGGCACGGGACATAAAAGGCCGGACTCGATACTGGAGTGAACCAGATATAAAAAACGCAGGAGGATAAAATGGAGTTTTTAAAAAAGATTTTAGGTGAAGAATTGTACGCGCAAGTGGCTGCTAAATTAGAGGGAAATGATTCCGTTAAATTAGCAAACCTGGCCACGGGAGAGTACGTCTCGAAGTCAAAGTATGAAGACGAACTGGCAGTGAAGGAAAAGCGCATTCAGGAACTAGCAGACACGATCAAAAACTTTGAAGGAGTAGACGTAAAGCAATTACAAGCCGACGTCGAGAACTGGAAGACTAAATACAGTCATGATCTAGAAAGCGCAAGACTTGAAAGTGCAATTAAGCTAGCCATTGCGAAATCAGGAACACGTTCCGAAAAGGCGTTGATGGGAATGCTAGATAGAGACGCTATCAAGATTGACAAAGACGGAAAAATCACAGGCCTTGATGAACAGATTGAGGCAATCAAGAAGTCAGACGGCTTCTTATTTGAACCAGTAAAACCAGCAGAGCCGGAAGGTGGGTCCCAAGTCTTATTGGACGGAAGCCACAAAGGAGAGCCTGGAAACAAACAAGAAGCGCCTAGCGATTTAGCTGGAGCAATTGAAGAATACTACAAAAACAAATAGGAGGACTAGAAAATGGCAATCACATTAGAGCAAGCAAAAGTTGGCTTAGCCAATCACGTAGACCAACAGGTTATTGATGAGTTTCGTAGAGACTCATTTATTTTAGACAGATTAGATTTCGATAATTCAGTATCACCAGGAACAGGCGGATCAACATTAACTTACGGCTATTTACAAATCAAAACACCATCAGTAGCGGAAGGTCGTAAATTAAATAGCAATTACACTCCTGGAGAAGCAATTAAAACACAAAAGTCCGTTAACTTAAAAATCTTTGGTGGTGCGTTTGAAGTGGATCGTGTTTTAGAAGGAACAGCCTCAAGCTCAGAGATTTCATTCCAGATGAAGGAGAAAATTAAGGCCGTAAAAAATAAAATTCATTACGACTTTATTAATGGAAAATCAACAGCTAAAGGGAACGCAGGAACTGACGCCACACCATTTGACGGATTGGATGTTTTAGTTACAGGAACTAATACTGAAGAAAAAAATGCTGCAGCACCATTCGACATGTCAACAGCCGCAAAAATCAAAGAAAACGCGGATGAATTCACATTCGCCTTGGATTCATGGCTAGGAGAATTTTCTGAAAAACCAGATGCTTTATTAGTTAACAGCAAGACAGCTACGATGTTGAAAACAGTAGCTAAGATTCAAGGCTACTACACACATTCAGAAAACAGCTTTGGGCAAGGAGTAGACAACTATGACGGAATCCAGATTATCGACATGGGAGGATACTTTGACGGAACAGATACAAAGCCGTGCGTACCTATTGACGCAAAAACAGGAACAACAAGTATTTACGCAGCGAAATTTGGATTAAACGCAGTTCATGCGGTAAGTCCAAAAGAAGGCCAGCTTATCACGACATACTTACCTGACTTAAGTGCTCCAGGAGCCGTTAAATTAGGCGAAGTTGAAATGGTCGCAGCAATCGTTTCAAAAGATACAACAAAAGCTGGTGTATTCCGTAATGTAAAAGTAGCTCCTGTCGCAGGATAAGGAGATAAAACATGATCCTAAGCTTTGAGGAATACACAACCTTAGGTGGAACGCTACTGGATGAAGTGGAGTACTCACAAATAGAACCAAGAACCGAAAGCCTTCTAGAATCCTACATTCGAGAGAGGATTCCATACTGGAAAGTTCAGGCTTTGGAAGATTACGACATGGACCTAAAAAAAGCAGTCCTATACCAGATTGACTTCATAGAAGCACATGGCGGCATGGATTGCTTCGTAGGTTCTAGTGATATGAACTTCACAGGCGCAACCACAAGCGGTTTCTCGTATTCCGTAGATAATGCAAAAACGATAAGGTTCCATGACATACCCTTATCAAGCCTAGCAGTATCAGAGCTCGACTACCAATTACTCAAAGCAGGACTAGCCTGCCAAGCGGTATGGTAAAAAGCCCGAGGTGGCTTAGGCCGCATACAATAAAAGTCATGAACATTCTAGGAGAAGAAAACCTGGAAGAAACTACGTCAACAGTAACGGTCCAACACGTAAAGGTTTCCAAAACAAAAGCCCGGACTTATGGACAGACGGGCGCCAGTAATTCCGATACGATCCTCATAACGATAGACGTGAACGATTATAAGGCGGACAAGGTTCTAGTTCCCCCTTCAGAATTTAAGAAGCCAGACACTCAATTCACAATTAGAACCGGGGACCGTATCGAAGTACACGGCGACATTTACGAGATCACAAATGTGAATATTCTAAATCCCTTGAGAAATACGCCGGAATTCATAGAGGTAACATGTGAGTGAGTATCATCTAAAAGTTATAGTTGATATCCCGGTGGCACAGCTACAGGCCAGAGGAACGAAAGCGCTCCGACGGTCCAGATTGAAGCTGAAGCAGCTTATCGTTCAAGACACGAACAAAAACGTGCCTATCGGAAAAGGAACGCTGAGAACATCAGCTTTAAGATGGGCGGCACAGGATAACGATTGGATCATATGGGATACACCATACGCGCACTTCCAACATACAGGAAGAGTGATGATCGGAACCCATAGCCACAGTCCATGGGCTAAACACGGAGAAACAAAAGTCTATACAACTCGAAATTTGAGCTATAGACAAGGAGGTTCGGAGTGGTGGCCTAAAACTTTGAAAGCAAGAAAGACTGCCTGGATGGAAGGCGCTAAAAAGTTTTTCAAGGAGGAATTCAGATGAGTGAAAAGAAGATCATAAAGCTGGAAGACGTAAAGCAGATTGAAGATGGGCTGTATAGCTTTTTTTCTTCAATCAATATCAACAACATACCGTGGTGCCTGGAGTACTTTAACGACTCTAAGCACACCGCCTTACTTTTCAAAAGCAGCGGATATACGGAAGAAATAGAACACTATCTGGGCGGTGGCTATAGAGCTACTTACCCATTTGAAATTTATATTCAAGCAAGCAGAAAGGACACGAAAGCACGCCTGGACTTGTCCAGAATCCTGTATGCATTAGTACAGGCACTCGCGGAAGAAGAGGCGCAAGGCTTCCCAAATCTCGTGCTAGACGAAGCAACACCGCAAGAGGTCACGCTCACAACGCTACCTTCAGACTACACGGGAGAAGAGGCCACGCTTTCAACTTTCTATTGCTCCATGACATTAACCTACGAAAAGAAAGGAAGGTTTGAATAATGGCAGCAGAACTACCAAACAGAGAACTAAAGGTCGAGGACAACCTACATTACGTCAAATTCGCAGGCTCGGAGAGCTACGTTCTAGCCAGCAAGGGATTGACAAACTGGGAGCAAGCCTTGAACGCTACAACAGATGATGGCGTGCAATATATCGGAGAAGCAGGAAGCCAAAGCCAGGTTACAGGCTATGCGCCTACAGTAGCCTACGAAGGCCGAGCGTATCCAGGGGATGCATTTAACTACTGGGTATACTTGCAAGGTAAAGAACAGAGAGTCGGTTCTACTTTTGAAGAGATCGAAGTGGAAACATGGAACGAGAAAACACCTAAGTCCGGGGACTTCGTAGCATATCAAAGAATCTATGAAGTGCAGCCAGATAACCCAGGAAGCGGAGAGGCCGGAGGCAAACTAATGTGCTCTGGAACATTTGCACAACAGGGTGATCAGGTACCGGGAACGTTTAACATTAAGGCGAAAACATTTACCCCGGACAACGCTACAGAATAAAGCACTTAACAACATAAGGAGGACATCATGGAACTAAAGTTACAAAAGCAATTATTTAAAGATATCGAAATCGACGGACACAGATTCAGAGTCGATGTAAAGGACACTTCTAAAATCGGAGCCCTAGAAAATTGGGCAACTGAACAGAATACTCTTAGCAAATTCGGAAAAGAATCACTAGAGGACTGTCCTGCTTTGATTAATAAAATTCTAGGAGATGGAGCCTTTGAAACTTTATTCAAAGGATACGAAGAAAGCTCGGCACAGTTTGAACTTTGCTTCACATTGCACAGCATCTTCCAGGATGAATTTTTAAAGGATCAGCAGGCAAAAGTCGCAGAAGAAGAAAAGAAAAATCTGGACAAAATCGACAAGCTTTGCGAATCTATGGACAAATTTAACAGGACATTAGAATACGCAGACAAACGATATGGAGGAAGAAATGCTGTGGCTAAAGAGAGAAGATCTTCCGGAAAGCGTAGACGTTAACGGAACGATCCTCCCTATCTTTGCAGACTTTAGAACCTGGGTCCGAGTTGACAGCGTTATACAAGATAACGCAATACCAGAGGAACTGAAGCTGCCCGTTATTTGTGATCTAATAGGAATCAACCCGTTCGCTTTTAAAGGCGATCAGAAAGACCTATGGAATGCAATAATGGGCTTTTATTTTTGCGACAAAAAGCCTAAAGAATCTTATGCCAAGACAAACGGACGACAAGGCTATCGATTCGAATACGATATGGACCTTATATATGCAGCGTTTAGACAGCAATACAATATAAATCTCTTGGACGCCAAACTTCATTGGTTCGAATTCAAGGCACTTTTTAACGCTCTAAGCGACGATACTATGATTGTGCGCGTTATTGGATACAGAACCAGAGACACTTCAAATCTAAAAGGGGAAGAGAAGAGTCACGCGCAGCGCCTAGAAAAGTATTACCGCCTGCCTGAGGATAAGGGACCAGAAAAGGAAAGAACACCGCAAGAAATAGAAGCAGAACTTCTGGCCAGATTAGAAACCTAGGAGGTTGAAAAATGGCATCAGGAGCTGATGGAACAATTAAAGTCAAACTAGGACTTGACGACAGCGAATACAAAAGCGGCCTTAGCGGAGCGCATAAAAGTGCGGAAAGCTTCGCGGACAAAGTAAAGTCAACCTTCGTGGGCGCAACTGTATTCAAAGCCGCCAGCAAAGGTTGGGACTTAATATCTGGATCAATCGGAAAAGCAACCGCCCGATTAGATGCCATGCAAAAAGCTAAACAGGTAATTGGGGTTTTAGCAGGAAGCAGCAAAAAAGCTGCGAAGGTTGTAAATAACTTAAGTGATGCTGTAACGGATACCGCTTATGGCCTAGATACAGCAGCCACTTCAACACAAAAGCTGGCCACATCAGGGCTGAGCTTAGATAAGTCTACTCAAATGGTAAAGGACATGATGGATGCCGTTTCTTTCTATGGAGACGGAACCAATGAAACCCTGGCCAATACAGTAGACGCAATCGCAAAGATGAATGCGTCTGGTAAGATTTCAGCCGATCAGTGGCAACGTTTGACAGACGCAGGAATTCCTGTTTTAAAGATTTTCGCAGAAAAAACGGGAAAAAGTATGGCAGAAGTTTCGGATGCTTTTTCTAAGGGACAAATTAGTGCGCAAGAATTTAATGACACTTTAATGGACGCTCTAGAAAACGGAACGGAATCCTTCCCAGCTGTAGCAGGAAAAGCCAAAGAGATGGCCGGAAGCTTTGCGACAAGTTTCACGAACATGTCGGCACGTATCGCAATCGGTATAGCTAACATCATTACAGCGTTCAATGACTTTTTAGCGGATAACAGCTTGCCAACAATTCAAGAAATGATTGCAAACTTCGGGTCCGTAATCAAAAATGGATTGAATTGGATTGCAGAAGAAATACCGAAAGTGCTAAACGCACTGAAAGAATTTTTCGCGCCAACAGCGGAAGCAATCAAAGCGGCAACAGAGACAATCCAGGAGGCATGGAACAGTGTACGAGAAACTATTTCGCAGAAACTAGACGCTAATGACTCCCTAGGCTTTGTAAAGAGCGGCTTAGACAGGATTAAAGAAATTCTGCCAATTCTTGTGGAAAAAGTTGGAGAGTTCGTCGCAGCATTTATCGAGAAGCTTCCGGATATTATAGACAAGGTACAGACCGTAGCAGATAAGATTCAGGAACTAATGCCTTTAATTGCAGCCGTAGCCGGAGCCTTTGCAGCCTGGAAAGGAATCAAGGCTGTAAGTAATATCGCGAAAACAATCGGTGATGCAGGAAAGAAGATCAGGACATTCGGACACCTAGTATCACAAGGTTCTGGATTGATTGATGGCCTAGCCTACGCTGCATCATCAGGAACGGGCGTGATTGCTAGTATGGCCGAAGCCTTTACACTAGCCGGCGGAGGACTTTCTGGATTAAGCGCAGCACTTGGAGTAATCGGTGGACCTATCACACTGGTGGTCGTAGCTATCGGAGCATTAGTAGCGGCTTTCGTATATCTTTGGAATACAAGCGACAGCTTCAGAGAATTCTGGATCAATCTATGGGATGGCATAAAGGAAACTACAGGCCAAGTTATAGATGGAATCGTAAACTTCTTCACAGTAACGATTCCAGAGGCGTGCCAGAGTTTCGTGGAAGCAGCACAGAACCTGGCTACACAAGTAGTTCAATTCTTTACGGTTACCATTCCAAACGGCGTACAAACGCTTGTGACGAACATTCAAACGTTTTTCGGTACAACGATACCTTACTGGATCGGATACGCAGTAGGATACATTCTAGGAAAGTTCGTAGAGTGGGGCTTAAGACTTGTACAATTCGCAACGCAAGACATTCCGCAGTTTATATCAAAAGTAGTGGATTGGTTTAAGCAACTACCAGGCCAGATCTGGACTTGGCTACTAAACACAATCAACAAAACGGCTGAATGGGTAATTCAGATGATCCAGAAAGCGATTCAGGCAGGGCGTGACTTTGTATCAAATGCGATCAACTTTATCTCACAATTACCTGGTAAAGTATGGACTTGGCTATCAAGTACAATCAGCAATGCTGCAAGTTTTGCGATTCAGTTTGTACAGCAAGCGATTCAAGCAGGACAGAATTTCTTCAATGGAATTGTAAACAAGGTAAGAGAAATACCTGGTCAGATGCTATCTATTGGCTCGGATATCGTAGGCGGTATTAAACGAGGAATCAACAACGCATGGAGTGGATTGACTGGATGGCTTGGAAATATGGCCAAAGGCCTTATTGACGGCGTAAAAGGGGCCCTAGGAATCGGGTCACCTTCAAGACTGTTCGCAGATCGTATTGGTAAATGGATTCCGGCCGGAATCACGCTAGGCGTAGAAAGAGCTATGCCAAAGGCTAAGGCCTTTATGGGACGCGTGTCTAGCGATTTACTAGAAGCAGCTAACATGGACAGCCTAACTTCAAGATTGGCTTTAGAAGGCAATCCTGGAGGCCTAGGAAGCGGCTTAGGTAATACAGTCGTCTATCAAGTAGATCAGACTATAAATTCAGCGAAGGAGCTAAGACCTAGCGAAATCGCGCAAGAAACAGAAAGAATGGTTAGGAGGTTAGCATGGGCGTAACAGTAATATACACAAACAGCCTGGGGAAATCCGTTGAGTTTTCCGAGGCCTCAGGCATCCGACTAACAACACTAGACGGAATCTCTAAAAACGAGATCACTTTATCAGAATCAAGCGTTTCAAATCAAATAGGGACAACGGTGTCCGGGGCTTCTATTGAGTCCAAGGACATCACCCTAGAGGGGCGCTTTAAATACAACGCAGACACAAGAAAAAGACTTCTAGCTGTAATCCTTCCTGGAGTATCAGCAACACTGCGTTATATCAACACAAGAGCCGGGGTCGACGTATACTGGAAGGTTGAACCTAAAACGACGCCAATCATCACGCTCAATGAAACCTGGCAAAAATTCCAGATTGTACTGAGGGCTCCATTCCCATACGCAAGACGAGCAAAGGAAACAAAGGTGACCTTCCAGAGATTGAGGTCGCTCTTTAAATTTCCTCGCTCTTTTTCAAATACAGAACCCTGGAAAATATCCGAAAAAATTCTAGGTCCACTGGTAACAGTCGACTATAAGGGAAGTATAAATACTGGTTTTCTTTTGACAATGAAAGCAGAGGCAAAAGTGAAGAATCCGAAAGTTCTAAACGTGTTCACTCAGGAACATATATCCTTCGGACAAGTAGCAGACCTGGAAATGAATTTAGGTGACGTGCTAGAAATAAGTACTTTTGCAAACGAGCAATACTGCCACTTGATACGAAACGGAGAAGTAGAAAACATTTTCTGGATGACAGACTACGATTCCGAGTTTTTCCAGATTCGACCAGGAGAAAATGTACTGAAATATACAGCAGAGGAAAACCCCGGAAGCCTGGATGCACTTCTACGTTTTGAAGAAGTACTGGCGGGGGTATAGATATGCACTATTATGTATACGACAGAGAAGGAAAACGACAAGGACCGCTCCAGAACATAACCAGCGTGCAATGGAACCCAAAATATTACGAAACAGGGAAAGCTGAGATTCATGTGGAATATACGGACTTCAATACAAGATATCTACAGAAATGGAACCGAATCGTTTGCAAGGAAAGAAACGAGATTCTCTTTATAGAATCAGTAGAAAGACTCGCAAAAGAAATTGTAGTACTCGGACACATGGACAATTTAGAGGACCGTATAAACCTCTATACTTTGACCGTTCGAAATGTAGAACAATCGCTGCTCGGTAACTTTGAAAAGAACAAGCGCGGATTGGATATAGTAATCGGAAAGAGTACAGGCCTTCCCGGAAAACTTGAGAACGCATCCGACACAACATACGACACGCTCAGGACCATGGCTCAGAAATACTGCCAGCTAGTAGGCTACGGGTATAGAGAAGTGCTAAAAGGGACTACACTGAATTACTTCGAAATATACACAGGATCAACAAAGAACAAGCTGAGGTTTTCAGACAGGCTTGGAAACCTAATCTCGCAAACTTTTATCGAGGATATATCAGGATATAAAAACTACGCTTACGTGTATGGTGAAGAATCTGGATCAGGACGAAAAAGTGTGATCGTAGATCTTCGAATAGGAAACGAGCCAAGAATGGAATTGTATGTGGATGCCAGGGATTTGCAGTCTACATATACTGATGCATCAGGTAACGAGCAAACCTATACGGAAGAAGAATACAGCAATTTGCTAAAAGAGAGGGGACTCAATAAGCTAGCAGAGGCTAGAAAAGGCTCTTCTAAATTTGAATTTGAAATAGATGCGGATGATAAGAAAGCCGTCCTTCAAAAGGATTTTGACCTAGGAGACGTGATACCGTGTCTAAGCTTTAAATTTAATTTATTTACGTTTGCAAGAATAACAGGCCTTAAGTTTGTAGAAGAAAGCAATTTACAGACGCAGGTCACTCTTGAACTAGAACTTGTAGAGGTTCAAGAAAGCGCAACAAAAATGAAAGGAGGGGGCTCATGACAGCATACCCTTTAGACAATACGGAGTATCTGGCAGAAGATCTGCGGATGTTCCATGCCGGGAGAACACCTGGCCTTTTTAATATCACCGGTGAAGACTTCAAAGTAAAAATTGCCGGCGGTATGAATATATCAGTCAGTAACGGGCTCGCCTTTTTAAAGACATCCAGCGACGGAATAGGTGGTATCGTTTACTCGCCTAAAGACGAAACTACCCTGACAGCTACCGTCGCTACAAACTACACTAGATACGACTACGTGGCCATTCGATATGATAAGATCAGCAATTCATGCGGTCTTGTATATCAGGAAGGAACGCAGTCAATGCCTACGCCTATTCGAAATCTAGAACAATACGAGCTGATCATTGCGATTGTAGTTTTAAAGGCATCAGCT